CGCGGCAGTGATGGACACGCCCGAAACGCTCAACGAGGTCGAACGAGAAAGAAGGAGAGCCTTCTCCTCACCAAGGAGGTGAGCGTTCAGCAACGCCAGCGCCGACTCAGCTTGTGCGTCTGAGTACCCCTGCGCGGCGTAGATGAGACGCAGGGCGACTTCATCGCTCCAACCCATCTCGACGTACGGCAGGAAGGTGGCGTCACCCGTGTAGGTGATGTTCGGTGGCCGGTTCAGCGTCGTCCCGTTCACCGAAATGGTGTTCGAGGTTGAAATGAAGAACGGGCTCACGTTGGTCGTGGCGCTCGAGTTGGTCACCGACGTGATTCGGCGGAACTCGAAGCCCTGCCCGACGCCCTTTTGGCGAGCCGCTGAGTTGCGCAGCGTCAGATCCTTGGGGTAGACGTGCAGGAGACTGTCCTCCAACGAGTACGGGGTAATCCCCGAGTACTGGATTGGGGTGTTGGAAACGGGGGATGAAACGTCCCATTCCTTCACCGTGTCAGGGGTTGCGCCCTTCGAGATCATGTCGGCCATGATCTCCTGACGAGGGTTGACTACGCCAAGCTTTGGGACAAACTGATATCCCGCGGCCTTCATCTTGTCACCCGTGGTGATGCTGTCCTTGACGGCGGTCTTCAGGGCTTCTGCCTTCGCTACGTCACCGTCAGTAAGGGCTAAAGCCCTTTCGGTCAAACTCATTTCTTTATGCTCCGATCTTGGAAGAGAGGGCGTCCACTTTGGACTGCGCCTCTGTGATGAACGCGTCGTACTTGGCGCGATCCTCAGGGGTTGCTAGTTCAGCCTGGGCCGACTTGTAGAGGTTCAGACGATTCGTAGCCTCCAAAAGCGCGGATGAGACTTCCTGTTGCTCTGCTGAGGCACGAAGGGCATATCCCCTCGGTGCGCTCATTTTCTCCACGGTGTCCAGGCGTGTCACAAGGCTTGCGACCTTCTCCGTGACTTCCTCTGTGGACGTGGCGATGGTGTCGAGGCCAAGGGCCTTTACGAGTTCGGGGGTTACCGCCTTGACGAGTTCCGCTAGTGGAGCGGCCTTCTGCTCGTCGGTGGCGTCATCGGCGCGGGCGGCCTTGATCGTGTCGGGGCTAACGCCCAGCGTGGTCAGGTCCATGTCATCTCCTTGGTCAAACGGTGAAGACGTTTCACCGCCAAATGCTTCGTGTATCCTCCACGACAGAAAGCCGTTCAGCACGCTCATCAGGTCTTGCAGATCCCACCGCTCATCCTCGCCCGATGTCAGCTCTTCGAGTTCCTGTTCTATACAGGTGACGATTCCCGACTGGATTGTGTCGAGGACCGCCGGGTCGTGTACCCACTGCCCCGGCTCGGCGGACTTGTTCATTGTGGAGAGCCCCGCCATGGCGTCGGCCATCTTTGATGTGTTCGACCACTCTTCCGGCAGGAGGTCGGTGTGACCCAGTTCCTTCGCCTTCTTCTTGATCCATGACTTGACGGCGGCCTTGTTCTTGGCTCGTCCGTAGGCTTGAATAGCGTTCTTCAAGTCCGCCACGTTGCGAATGGGGTAGGAGCCGTCGGTCATCGCGTCCCCCTTGTCGGCAAGGTCGGCGCGCTCCTTGTCGGTAAAGGTCTTTTTCCCGTCGTCTGGCTCTGTTGACTTCTGTACGCAGTCGGGGCAGTCGACATGACCCTCTTTGATCTTTCCGGTGCCGTCACAGGTCTTGCAGTCGGGGTCGCCTTTCTTTCCCACCTCACCGTGATTCTCCGGTCCCGATGCCAGCGAGGGGTATACGTCCTTGGCCCCTGCTCCGTCGCCGCCGCACTTGGGGCATTCGGACCAGACGGAATCTACGAGAATCTTGCCGATGCCGCTGCATTCAGTGCAGGGGACGACGTGGTCGACGACCGATTGAAGGTCGAGGGTGTCACCGATCTCGGCGGCCTTGGCAAGGGTGAACTTGGCGTTAGGGTTGGCTGGAACATCAACGATGGACACCTCGATGATCTTTCCCCCGTTGATTATCCCCTGGGGGGCGACCGCGAGGGCTTTGTCGGTCTTGTCCAGTTTTGTTCCCTTGATGCCGATTGAAAAGCCGGTGTAGATGTCGTTTTCTAGTTTGTTGATGGCTACTGGATCCACCACTTTGGCGATGATGTCGAAACCGTCCGAACCATTACCGGAAAGTGATTTGGCTTTCCCGACCGCTACCGGCTGGTGCATCTCTCGAATGTTGCCGTAGTCGCGGAACCAGTCGCCGACGGCCTTTTCAGCCCATTCGGGGTCTACTCGTTGCTGGTCAAGGTCGAGCGTCGAGTCGGTGATCTTCCCCGACACGAGATAGGAGCCGTCCGGCTCCTTCGACTTTCCGGTGAACGCAACAAATTTATAGCCGTCTGTCATGGTCATATCGCCAAAGTTAGACAAAAGCGGAGAATAATTCGCGCCCGTTATGAACCGGGGGCCTCCGGCGCACACTCACAGTTTGGATGAGGTGGCTCGAAGAACTCGCTCATGTCGTGTGGACCTTCCTGGTCCAAGCATTCTTGGCAAGGGTCCCCCCCTTCGCAAGCCCATATCCATTGTGTGTAACCGGCTGATTGCAACTGTTGGCAGAACACCTGCCCGTAGACCCTCGTTGTTTCCGTACGGGCGATCAAATCAGCCTGACCTAATCGCATCGGACCCTCTACTTGGTCTCTTATGGTCTTTGCGATGATAGAAGTTGAGTCCCCGCGTATCAAGCCATCCTTCAGAGCCGTCAATATCCGACTCTGCGCTGTCGCGTCGATACCGGATATGGTGATGTCGGCCTTCGAAAGTAATCCCTCTAAGTCAACTGCGGCGATCTCCTTCCCTGTCTGGGCGGCGAACTGGTCCTGGGCCTCTTTCGCCGCCTTTGAGTAAAGGGAGGTGAGTCGAAGTCGTAGCGCTTTCTGATCTATCCCCACTTGCTTGGAATACAGGGTGGCGATAACAGTTACCGTGTCATCGTCCAGCAGATGTGCGCCCGTGGCGGCGTGTTTGACCGCTGCGGCGACCGCTGCGGTAACGCCGGTGAGTTTCAGAGCACCCGCTATCTGGGCGGAATGCGACTGGGCCAGCGACCTCAGCCGCTCCTCTGCCCTGTGGGGCTTACGATATTTTCCCAGTGGTGCTAATCCAACCTTCAATGACTCAGCCTCTTCCGGGGTGTGACGGCGAAACTCGAACTCGCGGGTCGCCGCTGAGGTCTTGTTGGCGAGGAACGTCTTGTACGCCCTGACCTCGGCCATCTTCGCTACGACAGACGACGCCTCTTCGCCTTCGTGCTGGCCCTCTTCTTGGGGGTTGTTTTCTTGATTGTCCGTTTCTTGACCATTCGCGTTTACTCCTACAGGTTCACCAGGCTTTTTAGTAGCGGCGTTCGTGGATGGTTCCTTGCTGATCTGCGACTCTAGAAGTCCCTTCAGGAACACGGGGCCGGACGCCGTAACGTATGCGAGCTCGTCGGCTTCAGGTTCTGTGCTCAACGCAAGACCTAGTTCACCGCGAACCTCATTGGCGGTCATTCCAGCGCTCGAAAGATAGACCTTGAAAGCGTTCGCCTGCTCCAACCTGTCCTCAGACCCTTCGTCGTCCTTCAATTGAGCGACCACGTTACTGTCGCATCCCAAGTGCTGCCGCGACAAGGAATTGATTATCCCCTCTAATTGACGATTCTGCGGCTTGCTTGACACCGACTCTGCGTTGTCCTGCTCCCCTTCAGATGAGCCTTTTCCGCCGCCGAGACCGGCTCGGGTAACGACGCCGAGTTGTGATGGCTGAAGGTTGAAGAACGACGCGATCTGCTTCAGAATGTGCTCGTCGTAGTCCGCCTTGTACAACTCGTCGACGTTCTTGACCTCGAACGGGTCGGACAACCCTGGTGGCATGATCTTGGTCTGGTATCTGGCGTTCGTCAGTCCTGCGAGACCTTCATTGATAATCCGTTCCGACGTTGCGAGATTCTGCAAGGTGATGCTCTCATCAGTGGCCCGCCAGTAGAGTTTGGCCGATGTCCCGTACTTGTACTCGGCCATGAGCCAATTCAGCCTCTCGGCATAGAGGTTGGCGATGGGTAGGGACTTTTCCACGGGTGACCAGCCATAAGGGGTGTTCGTTCGCGGGTTGAGTATGAAATAACTCAGAACATCGGCACTCGTCACGTCGTACGGTGCGCCTCCGTCTTGGAAGGTCTTGCCCTTTATGTTGCTGCTGACCGCCTCGGTTCGAACGTAGCCCCATAGATTCTGCTGGAATGCAGGGGCTGGCGGCAGGGGTCGGCGACCGTAGTTGTTGAGAAGGATGTTGATTGTCGGGGCGTCGATGATCTCTAGACCGATGCATTTCGCACCAAGGTTGAACGCCGGAGCCACCGCCAGTCCGTCATAGACCAGCAATTGCCACATCATCTCGGAGGCGAACTCTTCCCATGTCCGGTTGTCCTCGGGGAACGGATTCTCCCAGAACTCTTTCATGCGGTCTACCTCAGGCGAGTAGAGTCTTCGGGCGATCTTGCTCGCCTCACTCGCCGAGAGGTTGTCGGCGGCCATGATGTTGGATATTGCGTCCTGCGACACCCCAAAATCCAGATCCATACGAATGACGTTCGCCGTTCGGATACTGATGCACCGCGCGATAACGTCGATGGTCTGGGCAGCGTTTCGCAGCATGGTCCACAGGGCTTGACGCTGATTTATGTTCAGGTTGTGCGAAATGTCATACTGGTAACGCCTAAACGGTGCTCGGGGGTCGCCGGGATCAAGGGCAACAGGGGTGAGTGGGACACCAGGCCCCATCGCCGCGCCAAAGGTCTGTCCGTTTCGCATCAGCGCCTCAGTCATAGCCGGGAACTGCCCGAACGGACCCGTGGGGGTCGTGTTGTTGGGGACGAGGTTACTTTGGACCGTCGCACCGGCGGGCAGGTTGGCGGTCATTGCCGCCTTCACCAATCCGGCTATCTCTTGCGCTTTCTTTTCCTTGCGGTACTCTCGGTAGCCCATCAGCCCGCCATCGGTCGTAGACAGTGTTGGCAGATCACTTGGCCCTTTGGATTGGCCTGTCCGCAAGTCGGGTTAGTGCAAAAGTCCATGAGTTCACTAATGAACCTACTCTTTGTTCCCGTGGGATTCAGTTCCGTCAGAGCGTGGACCAGCGCGTCTACCCTGTCCGGTGACTTGGATTTGGGGTCGTACGGCTCCCAAGTGGTCATCTGACCTTCGAGCTTGTCGAAGTGGGCCATGTGCCAGACCTTGTGCTGCTCGTAAAGGGCTGCAATCGGTTCGGCCCTCAATCGCTTGCCGACCATCGCGTGAACCGGCTTTACCGCAATGTACGGGTCGATGGAATGGATTATCTCAGCCCATGCGTCGCCCCCCTGGTTGTCCTCGTAAACGATTCGGTCCGCTTCGTACTCGTGGTAGGCGTCTATGGCCCGTTGCGCCCATTGGGTCGGCGGGGCTTTGATGGTCAAATCTGCCCGCACCAGGAGTTCACCATCCCGACACCTTGAGGCGACGACGATTCCAGTTTCGTCAGAGTTCTCCGTATTCGATATGGCGGGGTCGATTGCCACGACTGTTCGTATTATCTCAGGGACGTGACGGCGCCAGATCAGGATATCGTCGTAGTTCCACAAAGCCCCCTCGACTTCCTCGATGAGTTCCCCGTACCGCTCCTGCCGTTCGAGCCTGGTCCCTGCGTACTGCTCGGTAATCCCTTCGATGAACGAGGCGGGCAGGTTGTCGGCGTTGTCGTCGAGTGAACCTTTGGTGACCACTACCTTTGGCGAGACAAGCCATTCCTTCAACTGGGAATTGCCCATCTTCGGGGTAGTGGCGACTATCGCCCTCGGGTGGGGGCCGACTCGCAAGGTGAAGTGCAAGCCCTCCTGCCAAATCCGTTTCCCGTTTCGCCACTTGGCGAACTCGTCCATCACCAGGCCGGCGAAGTTGAATCCTCTACCTACGTCGGGATTGTCGGCTCCCAGCAGATGTATTACCTGTCCGGTACCTAGTGTGATCTGCCATAGGGACTTGTTGTAGGTGTAGGGAATCTTCAACCTGTCGAGAATCCCGATGAGTCCAGCCGGTCCTTCGATCAGGATGTTCCGGCAGTCGCTAAACGTCTCGCCGATAATCCCCCATTGGGTCGGGGTCCCCTCCCACTCTGGTAAATCGACCATGAGTAGTAGAAAGTTCTCCAAAGCAGTTCGAGTCTTGCCAAATCCTCTCCCAGTCAGCAAAAGCCATACGTCCCAGTCGCCTTCGGGTAGTTGCTGCTCGGGTCGGCCAATCCAGTACCAGGGGCGTAGTTGCAATTCTCCGACCTGCTCAGGACTCAGGGAGTCTAGAAACTCCCGTTGTTTCTCCGGCTCCCAGTTGGCGACGGTTTTAGCCTTCGACCAGCTCACGGGCCTTCAATCGGTCAAAGAGGTTGAGAATGTCGGCCTTTTGGTCGTCAAGGGTGATAATCCCGACCATCGCCTGAACCCTTGTAGGAGCGTCGAGCCCAAGTAGTTTCGCCCTTCGGGTCTGAATCTTGATGATCGAGTCAATAGCCTTCAGCGAAACGGAATCGTCCTCTACGGGTTCTCCATTGTCGTAGACGGGCTTTCCACTGGCGGATATCGCTATGTGCTTGGCTTCAAGGATCTGAAAGGCTTTGGCCTGGGCCTTCTCCAAATGAGCCAGTTCGATCTTCCGCAAGGAGTCGGCGTCCCCGTAGGGTACGGACTTCATCGCCCTGTCCACGGCGTCAAAAGCGGTCGAGCGAGAGATGCCTAATTCCTGGGCTATTGCCTCGTAGGTCAGTCCTGCGAGTTTCATAGAGGCGGCTCGGTTATCTCGTTCTGAGATAGTGAGTTCTACCCCCATCTTTTCCGGTGACATAGAACCGATGTTAGCAATCCCTTTAGGTCATTGTCCGGTTGGTTTCACGTGAAACAGATTGGAACGGTTCTGCAGTCTTTAGTCCTCTCGATTTATTCTAAATGCGGCCCGAACAATCGAGGTGACTATTTGCATTGCCTGATCTTCGCTAAACCCTGCCCCGACGTACGTCTCGTAGACCTCATGGGCGTTCGCTGCGCTCTCCTGTAGTGGCGTAAGTGGTTCCTTCACGATCTGCCCTGTCGGACATAATGCTCTGCCAGAATTGACCGGACTACCTGCCCCTGGGAAATCTCATTCTCTAGTGCGTCCTCTAGTATCAACTCTCGAAGCGCGGGACGGATTCTTACGGACAAATACTTGTCCCTTGGGTTTTCGGTGTCGTTGGCGGTCATGTAGTAATTCCTCACACGTCTCGAAGTGCTCTTGTCACTAGAATGGGGTCACAGGCCGACCACCTGGCCAACTGTGCTCGCTTCACGCCTATTTCCTCGGCGAGTTTCCATACTTCAGCCCTCTTCGCCCGCGCTTCGGCGGCATCGTCATCGGCGGAGGCTATCTCTACTCGCAGTCTTTCGAGTTCATTCGCGATATCCCCTAGTCGTCGTTCATCCCTAGTCACGGTTCACCACCCATACGACTGCCAATCTACCCGCCTGGGTGGGACGAGTCCCCGCTTGAATTATGCTGCGAGCGTTCGTAAGTTCGATTCTGCGGGGTCTGGTTGTATTCGGGTCCAATCCCGTCACCTTCGCGATTTCTTGGTCAGTAAGGCCGTGCGGGGATGCTTTTATAGCAGCGAACACCCTTTCTTGCAGTGGCCCGCGCTTTGGGACGATCAGAGAGGCTGCGTCCATGCTCTCCTGCGAGTAGTGGACAGATGGAGGGGAATGGCGTTGCCACGACTTCAGTTCAACCACGTTGTCTGGGAAAAAACTCAGCATTTCGTTCATTCGTTCTCCTCAGCCCGCAGGGAAAGCCCCAGCAGGTTCGACTTTTCTCCATGTGCGTGAATCCAGTCGTGACACGACGAACAGACATGTACGAGGTTCGCCGGTGAATTAGTACCACCCCTCGAACGATATTTCCGGTGGTGAACGTGCGACGCCCTGCCGTTGCAAGCGTTCTCAAACTGCCACGAGTAGGCCGCCTCGGTAAGTGCCCTGTCGTCTTGGGAAATCGCCCGTGTGACGAAATTAGGAGCCTCACAGAGTCCTCCGGACCGTCCCTCGACAATCTTTCGCATACGGAGGAACTCACGTTGGAACCTCGCGCCTTTGGTGCTGGATTTCACAGTTTCCTCCCTCCCATGATCTGAACACCCTTTGACGAACCCCTAGCCCTTGTGAGCGCCTTCTTGACCGCCTTGGCGTAGAACTTCGATGAGGGGTCCGAGACGATTTGGCCGTCTACGGTGACCCAGTAGGACTGTTTCATTCGTCCACCCATGAGTCGTCGAACAACGGCTCGAGAACGTCCTCGGCTGGTCGGTCAATGGTGTC